CATGATAGAATATTGTTTATACCTTTGGCTTGGAACTTCTTTAAAGAAATTAGAGAACGAATAATCAAACAAAGAAATAATTTTAATGATGTATTTTTAGATATGAAAAGGTTGTAAGATGATAACGGATCAATTAATTGCTGTCTTGTCCAAAGAAAGACCAAGTTACGCCAAGAATTATGATGACTATAATCACGGTGATTTTGTGCAATACTCAGGTCAGTTGTGGGACGAAAATGAAATGTATGCTGCCATTGATGCGCTTGTTCGTGGTAAATGGATTACATCAGGTGAGAAGGTAGCACAATTTCAAATTCATTTCAGTAAACGATTTGGTGTTAAACATGCACACATGGTGAATTCTGGTTCATCTGCCAATCTAGTAATGATTACTGCATTAAAGAAACACATGAATTGGCAAGATGGTGATGAAGTAATTGTTTCGCCTGTAGGTTTTCCAACAACGATTGCACCACTAGTTCAAAATAATCTAAAGCCTGTATTCATTGATATTGAATTAGAAACTCTTAATTTTGATTTAAACAAGCTTGTAGAAAAGATTACACCAAAAACCAAAGCAATTTTTGTATCTCCTGTTCTTGGTAATCCTCCTGATATGGACATACTACAAAACATTTGCACCAAACACGGCATTCTTTTAATTGGTGATAACTGTGATTCGTTAGGAACAAATTATAATGGTAAATTGATTACAGAATATTACTATTGCTGGTCAACATCATTCTATCCCGCTCACCACATTTCAACTGGCGAAGGTGGTATGATTTGTTGTGATGATGACAATCTTATTAATCTAGTAAGAAGTGTTTCGTGGTGGGGTCGTGATTGTTATTGTGTTGGTTCAAATAATATGCTTGAATGTGGTACTTGTGGTAAACGATTTGATAATTGGCTACCTAATTATGATGGTGTGATTGACCACAAATATTTGTTTACGACAATGGGTTATAATCTCAAACCACTAGACTTACAAGGTGCAATTGGATTGGAACAGTTAAAGAAGTTTGAATATATTGATGAGAAACGCCGTGAATATAAGAAAACAATTCAGAAATTCTTAGAAGATAACATCAAAGAGATTCGTGTTATCAATCCTTTACCTAAAGCCGACCCATCTTGGTTTGGTGTACCGATCTACTGTGAATCACAAGATGTGAAAGAATTCTTGGTGCAACATTTTGAATCAAATAAAATTCAAACAAGAAATTATTTTAGTGGTAATATTCTGTTGCATCCTGGGTATAAACACTTAGATAATTACAAAGATTATCCCAATTCAAACTTGGCTCTCAGTAATGTATTTTTCTTAGGTTGTTCGCCTCTCTACAACGAGAAAGTTTTGGCATATATTGAAGATGTGTGTAAAAAATGGAACGCTTGATTAATGTTCTAGGCGGTAGCGGCTTTGTTGGTAGCCGTTACCGTGAACTTACAGAAAATGTGGTAATCAATGCCAAGTATGATTATGAAGTAAAAGATAACTGTGAAGTGGTATACTTCATTTCGACTGTGGACAACTACAATGTCCATACTAATCCATATATTGACATAGAAACGAACCTAACGACTTTGGTTCGCACATTAGAGTCCTGTAAGGATAAGAATGTAACTTTTAATTTCATTAGTTCCTGGTTCGTTTATGGAGATGTAAAACTACCAGCTAAAGAAGATTCTTACTGTAATCCTAAAGGGTTCTACTCAATTACCAAACGTACCGCTGAACAATTACTCATTTCATATTGTGAAACATTCAATATTAAATACCGAATTCTTAGGCTGGCCAATGTGCTGGGTAAGAGTGATGGTAAAGTATCTAAGAAAAAGAATGCTTTACAGTATATGATTAATCAAGTGGTTAATAATGAAAACATAGATTTATATGAAGGTGGCATTTTTTACCGTGATTACATTCATGTTGATGATGTGGTACAAGCCATTAATCTTGTTATAGAAAAAGGAAGTCTGAATGAAATCTATAACATAGGTAATGGTGAAATGGTGTTCATTAAACAAGCTTTGGATTATGTGAAAAGTAAGGTCAATTCCACATCAAAATTTGGTACCATGGACATTCCTCAATTTCATAAAACCGTCCAAACAAAAAACATGGTCTTAGATATCTCAAAAATCAAAGAATTGGGTTATACACCAAAATATGACCTATTCCAAACGTTGGATACCTTGATTTAAATCCAACAATTTGACGACTATGTATCGAACCCAATCTTTCTATGGTTTGGTTTCAAAACTTCAAATGTTGTATAAATAAGCAACCGGCAACCAAAGTGTGTTGCAAATCTGTAAGGAAATTAATGTATTCGTTTTCAACGTTTCTCAAAGAGGAAGATGAGGGTGGTAAACTCAAGCATATAACTCATGCTGAGGATAGACCATTACAAAATGGATCCGAAGGATTCAAACATGCTGTTGGCGCATTACAGCAGGCTCATGAACATATTAAATCTGGCGGCCACAGTACCGCTTTGACTATGAAGTATGATGGTTCTCCATCTATTGTTTTTGGTCACCATCCAGAAAATGGTAAATTCTTTGTAGCATCAAAATCTGCCTTTAATAAAAATCCAAAAATCAACTATACAAGTGAAGATATTGAAAATAACCATGGCCATGCACCAGGCCTAGTTGAGAAATTAAAACACGCATTGGAACATTTACCTAAGGTGGCACCAAAAAAAGGTGTATATCAAGGTGATGTGATGTTTAGTGGTGAAGATAAAAAAGAAACCAAACACGGAGTATCATTTACGCCAAATACAATCACATATTCTGCCAAAGGTTCAGAAGGTGACAAGATTCGTAAAGCCAAATTTGGTGTAGTGGTTCATCAACAATACCATGGTAACGATATTGCTTCAATGAAAGCAGATGCTAGTCCTGATGTGCACAATTTTAAACAACATGAAGATGTTTGGCACAAATCGGCTGAACACGATGCATCCAAAATAAACTATTCAGAAAAAGACCAAGAACAATTTAGAAAACACATTGCAGCTGCTGAAAAAATAAATGATTCGTTAGGTAAACAAATGTATAGTGCTACCGAACCACACCGTGGTGAAGGGGGTTCTTTAGAAACATATATTAATCAAACTGTTAGGACTGGTGAAAAACCTACAGCTAAAGGTTTACAGAAACATATAAAGGATAAATTTGTTAAAGCTGCATCTAAACTAAAAACACCAGCTGCTCAAGCAAGAAAAGAAACAGAAGCCAAATCTCATGTACAACATATTGAAGGCAATACTGAGCATTATAATAATCTCCTAAATATGCATCACCATCTACAACAAGCAAAGAATGTATTGGTAAAAAATTTAGAGAAGAATACAGGCGGGTTAGAACATCACATTGATGGCAAACCAACGGGACCAGAAGGTTTTGTGGTCAACTATAGTGGTGAACCAACAAAATTAGTTAATAGGTCAGAATTTGCCAAAGCAAATTTATTAAAAGTTAGAAAACCTTCAGTAGAAGATAAACCTAAAAAAACAAGTAAAAAAACAATTAAAGTAGATTACGAAAACGATCCACAATGAAGTCATTTAAAGAATTCTCCAAATCATTACATGGTGCCATTGCTTCACACCATTTAACTGGACATGCGTTACATGTTCGTAAAGAAGGCACTGGTCATTATGGTCTTTATTCTGGAGGAAAATCAGTTGCAACAATTTTTGCCGATAGTGAATCTGCCGCTATAAGAATTTTGAGAAAAAAAGGATATGATATAAAATGATTGGCCTTTCGTTTATTTTTGAGAAAATATCTTCAAAAAATAAAAAGTCTGTTGAACAGGTGATTCAGCAAGCTCGTAGTCAGGCCGATGCCAACAAAGAATCGACTCATCGCTCAAATGTAAATGAATTTTTACTGGCTCAGCATTTAGCCAAAGCTGCAGGATTAAAAGACACTAGACCAGGTGAAACTGAAGAAGAAAAAGCAACTGCACAAGCCAGACACAATGCGTCAAAAGAAAAAATAAGTCCTGAAGAATATGAACACCAAAGTCAAAGAGCTAAACACATGGCTCAAGCCTCTATACTAGAATACAAAAAAAGAGGTATCGATTTAACCAAAGCAAAAAGTGTTCATCTAAGTGCCGGTAAAGGTGCAATAAAAAAGATAACAGGACTCAACGTTGAAAGTAAAGATAATACTTCAGATGTTATGCTTAAAGTTCCACACAAAACACATGGAACAATATACCCTGGTATTTCTGCAAAATCAAATATGGAAAATACTGAGGGTAAAGGTGCAGAGAGAATTTCAAACCCAGGTTTAACACCAATAGCTAAATCTCTTGGTGAAAAATGGCATGAAGATGAATACCCTAAACTAGATGATTTTGCTGAAAGAAAGGGTATATCACATTTACCTTTAAGTAGCAAAAAAGAAAACACAGAAGGCAGAAAACAATGGCTTCGTAAACCTGGCAATGAACAACATTTAGACCATGCTAAAGAAGAAGGTAACAAAATATTAAATAGTGTAAGAGAATCTTATTTTAATAAATTGAATAAATTGCCCACAGAAGAAATTAGAAAACATTTAGCTGCTAATCATTTTAGAACAAATGAAAGTAAAGAAGAAGATAAAACTAACGAAAGAACGCCATATATAGTTGCTTCAGGTTATGGAACAAAAAAAGGAGAATACGGCGCACATGCACATGGAATGGAAACAGATTCTTCTGCTCATGTGGATGCACTTAGCCGAGCACATCATTTTACACTTGAAAAAAGTGGTGAAAATGGTATTAGGGTTTATGCACATAAAGATGAAAATGATACTACCGGAAATCATCTAATTACAATTGCATCAAAATTTAATTCACAACCAATGGCAAGTTCTATCAATTTTGTTGGTACCGAGGGTACTTTAAAACCTAAAAAAATTAAGAAATCACAATGAAATCATTTTTAGACATAATCAAAGAAGAACAACAAGGTGAAAAACACCATGTTATTACCTTTGGTAGAATGAGTCCTCCCACGACAGGCCATCTAAAATTGGTTAATAAAGTCAAAGAGATTGCACAGAAAAACAATGCAACTCATTCTATTGTTGTTTCACATACACAAGATAGTAAAAAGAATCCATTAAGCGCTGAGCAAAAGATTAAACATTTGAAGCGTTATGTTGCTGGTCCAATATCAGAGGCAACCAAATCTTCTGGTACAAATTTTGTGGCCGCATCAAAAGAGAAACCAACAATATTACATCATGCAGTAGATGCTTATAACAAAGG